ACACGATCCAGCTCATGGAGTCGATGCACGACGAATTGCGGAACAGTTGGTTGCATCACGAGATAGTCGGATCTTGTATATTATCTCAAATCGTCAGATGGTTCGAAGTTACCCTCGCACTGGAACTACACCATGGCAATGGGCACCGTATACGGGTGGCAATCCCCACACTGAACACATGCATGTCTCGGTTGTTGATGTTCCAAACGTGTATGATCATACGAGGCAGTGGAAGATTGGATTTGGTGACATAATGGCGCCGCGGGCTGGACGCTTTACGAGCATTAAGGCGACGGTCTTCAATGATGTTCAGCTCGCTTATGGAGCGAAGCCGGAAGGGTTCTTGGGGTATTCGCTTCCTGGACGTATAAACGGGGAGCTTGATATCCGGGTAACGAATAGGGCGAATGGAAAGTCGGTTGTGTTGAAGAAGGCGGATATTGGGCCGTGGTATGATGGGCGTGAGGGGTGGCCGGAGGATCGGTGGTGGGAGACGGGAAAGAGGCCGCGGGCGGAGGTGGATAGTAGGACGAATGGGGCTGGGATGGATCTGCTGCCGGCGGCAGCTAGGGCGATTGGGATTGAGGTTGTGGAGCGGAATGGTCAGATCGTAGCGGGCGAGGCGCAGGTGGATGTGGAGCTTATTGGTGTTGGAGGAGAGGAGCCTCGAATGACAGATATGGAAAAGCTGCTTGGTGCGGTGGAAGCGTTGACGAGACAGGTCGCAGCTTTGACTCAGATCGTTACTGGAGTCGCCGGAGCCGCCGGGCAGAAGCCGGTGAAAGTGGAGCCTCCAAAAGAGCCTGTTGAGACGCCGAAGGTAGTAGTCCCGGTAGTCCCGGTGGCTGATCCGAATACGATGGCTAGGTCGGCTGATCTGCGGACGGGTATTCTTAGTGCTCTGGCGGCGTTGCTCGGGCCGGCGACCGGCATGATCGATACTGTCGATAAGGGGACGCTTGGGTCTCTGTTGCCTTATATCGGTGTGGGGGTGTCGGCACTCGGTGGGCCTGGTATGTTAATCCCGTGGTTCTTGAAGATCGGAAAGAAGCTGTTCGCTTGATGAAGAACGCCCATCCATTCGCGAAGCGAGCCATGGTTCTGTTGTTCTTGTTAGGTGGTTGCGGCGAAGGGTCTGACCCTTTTGGGCCGTATCGGCCTAAGCAGGAAGTGCCATTGCCGCCGCCGAAGCCAGAGGTGAATGAACCGGCGATAGTGAATGAACCGGAGCCAAGACCGCCAAGTGTAAAGCCTGAGCCTGAGAAGATTGAGCCCAAGATCGTTATTGTGCCTATCCCTATTCCGGTCGAGGTGAAGCCGGAAGTGAAGGCGAAGGTGAAGCTGACGAAGCCGAAGGTGAGAAAGCCATTGAAGATTACACCGAAGGTGACCGTGAAGCGTAAGCCTACTGAGTCGGAGTGTTCGCAGATCGGTATGGGTATCAATATTGTCGGAAGGGATAGGGTTATAGCGGAGGGTATGGCTAGAGGGCATTCGCGACATACTGTGGAAGAGGTCCTGAAAGCTTGTGGGTACTAGGAGGATGAGATGTGGGATAAGGTAAAGGAGTTTAGTGGGTGGTTTGGTGAGTATGCACTTCGAAGAATGAGCGAGCCATCGACGTGGGTATCGCTTGGGTCGGTGTTCACGGCGGCGGGTGTTGCCATTGCTCCAGAGCATTGGCAGCTCATTACTACCATTGGGCTTGGTGTTGGTGGTGCTCTTGGTGCCGCACTTACGGAGCGGAGGCGGTTTACAAAAGCGGAGGTTAGAGAAGTAGTTGAAGAAACGGTCAAATCGACAGCAATAAAAGGAACAGGGTAATGTTCGAACTTGCAAGTGTTGACTCCCATGATGTTGTTTATAATCTGGGAAGTTTACCTCAGTGGTTAATAGCGATGGCGGCTTTTGGGATGTTTATATTGTCGTGGCGTTCTGCTCATAATGCAAAGAAGGCGGCAGTTGCTGCGTCTCTTGCTGTTGCTAGGATTGCCGAGGTTAAGAATGAGGTTGAAGTGGTACACTATGAGACGAATAGTATGCGTGTTCAACTTGAGCAGTCTAAGGTACAGGAGGGTCGTCAGCAGGTGATAGACGAAACTGCTGCGGCCGCCGCTGCTACGTCCGCAGGCGCGTCCACGAAGTCGGAGTAGTGAAGTGCTTTTCGATCCTGATTTTGATCGTGTTAAGGTGTTTGTGGTCATTTTGGTCACAATACTCGTAGCTGTGATGTGTTCGAAGGCGTTTGCACAAATGCCTCCAGCCAGATACGATCACAAGTTTCCAGGTAATTTAACCGTCTTGCGTTTGGATCGTGTTGAGACTATTAAGAGGTGTGGAAGTACACCGTCATTGTTCAGAATCGTGTTTGGTTGTGCTCTAGTAATGACTAAGACACAATGTGTTGTTGTTGTCAGTGATGCGTCGTGGCATCCTGAAGTTACATTGCGTCACGAGATCGCGCATTGTAATGGCTGGCCCAGAGACCACCCACCATAAACGTGAAACAAGAGGAGAGTAAAATGATGCTAATGGGTCTGATTGAGAAGGTGCTTAGTTATCTCCGTCCCGATATGACGGAGGAGGAGGTGAAGACGAAGCTCGTTGAACTTGCAGCGGGCGACGACGAGAAACTAAACTGGAGTGGATCGATTGTTGATCTGCTCAAGTTGCTCGACTTAGATAGCAGTCTTGAGTCGAGGAAGATGCTCGCGGGCGATCTGGGCTACGATCGGAAGTATGATGGATCGGCCGAGGACAATATCTGGCTCCACAAAGCAGTCTTGAATGAGATCGCCAAGCGCGATATCAAGATGCCTGCGGACTGAAACTGAACCATCGAAAGGAGACTTCTAATGCCTTTAACTGTGAAGTTCGAGATCAATAAGCTCCGCCCTGAGGATCGAGCAACGGCGACGTTCCAGATCGAGCGGAAGCGTGGGGAAGGGTGGAACAGGGAGAAATCGATCGATGTCCTGCCTGGTGAGCCAGATGCAACAAGAACGATCCTGCTCGAGCATGATCAACGGATCGTGATTTTGGGACGAAGCGAGACCGTCGTGATCTATGATCGAGAGCAGATGGCGACGCGTGAAGTAGCGCTCGATCCAGAGATCAGGGCCGCGATCGAGAAGGCCGAGGCGGATCAGAACTCGCGTCAGAATATCGAGAACGAAGATCGGATCGCGAAGGCTCGTCATGCAGCGCAGGAAGCTGCGAAGAAGGTCCAACTGACCAACATCGGCAAGCCAATTCCGGCGGATCAGCCAAGACCAGGGGTGGTGCCACCGCCCTCGGCGGAGTCGAAGCCGTCTATGGCAACGCAGGTTAAGCCGCCGACTCTCGGAACCACTGCGTCGGAGAAGTAAGGGAGAAAGCTATGTCGATTGGACTTATCTTCTGGATCATCATGCTCATCTGGCTATTGTTCGCAATCGCATGGAACCGTGGAATGACTGGCGATTGGGGACCGCTCGGCAATAGTTTGATGTTGTTCGTGCTGTTCCTTCTGCTTGGATGGAAGGTGTTCGGAGCACCCGTACACGGATAATAGGTGAAGGCCGTGGAATTTGATATCAACGATATCGCGAATACGGGGGCGGTGCGTGATTCGCCCCCGTATATGCTGCCGCCGGAGACGTGGACGACAGTCCTGAATATGCGCGTTTTGAATAAAGGACTCGAGAAGCTTTCGGGATGGGAACAGGTCTTCGGGACTCCGACGGTTGCGCCGCATTTTCATCTTCCCGTTTCGACGGACGCGGCGAACTTCTGGCTCTACGCCTCGCTCACGAAAATCTATGCGTTCGATGGAACGACACATACGAACATCACGCGTCAACTGGCAGCCGTTGATGTTGATTACACGGTAACGAATGGGAGAGAGTGGAATTCGACTCGTTTTGGCTCGGTTCCGATCATGAACAACGGGGCGGATATTCCGCAATTCTGGTCGGCCATTAGTGTCGGAACGAAGATGGCGAACCTGACCAATTGGACTACGACGCTCCGCGCCCGGGTCGTGAGGGCGTTCGGTCCGTTTCTTGTCGCGATCAACCTTATTGATAATTCTGTTTCGATGCCTCATACAATCCAGTGGAGCCATCCGGCCGATCCAGGATCGATCCCGAGTTCGTGGGACTATACGGACCCGGCGGTGGATGCGGGAAGGAGGGATTTTTCTGACGTTGACGCTGGAGTCCTCCACGACGCTCTTCCCCTCGGCCCGGTTATGTTCATCTATAAGGGGTCGTCGGTTTGGAAGATGCGTTTTATTGGAGGGAGATTTATTTTTGACTTCGGCGAAGCGGCGTGGCTTTCAACAGTGGGGCTTCTGGCGCCGAGATGTGTAGCTTTAACGGGAGATGGGCAGAAGCATGTCTTCGCCTCCCAGGATGACATCTTGTGGCATAATGGGAATAGTGTGCAGTCGATCTTGACGGATCGGCAGAAGTCGCGTCTGTTTTCGGAAATTGACACGACGAATTTCATGAACTCTTTTATGTTTTGTAATCCTAATTTTAACGAAATGTGGTTCTGTTATCCATCAGCTGGTCAAGTCTTTCCTGACAAAGCTTTAGTGATGAATTACGGAACTGGAGGTGTGTGGCCACTTACAGAGGCCGATGGAATTACGTTCCGATGGGCGGTAACTGGAGGGATTGAGAGTCCGCCGGATGAGGAGTGGGATGAGGGGACGGATGAATGGGATGAGGATACTGGGGCGTGGTCGGAGTTGCAGCGGAGGCGTGTGATCCTTGCGGGGACCGCCGCGACGAAGTTCTATAATATGGATCGTGGGGGGACGCGGGATGGGACGACTTTCACGACGAATCTCCGCCGCGACGGCTTGGCCTTGATTGGGAAGCGTCGGAATGGCGAGTTGATTGTGGATCATCAGGTTATGAAGATGTTGAAGCGGGTGTGGCCGAAGATACAAGGCAATCCGGTCAGTATTCGCTTCGGGGCGCAGCAGGTGGTGAACGGGCCTACGACGTGGTTTCCGTCCGTTACGTTTGATCCAGCGACGGAGACCTTCTGTGATCCAGGGATTGCGACGGGGAGGGCTGTGTCGATTGAGTTTACGGCGGATGCGTCTTGGCGGATCGACGGATACAAGATCGATATGTTGGCTTTAGGAGGCTTCTAAAGTGTACAATCCGAGACAGATTCCTGATATCCAAGACCTCTCGGAGCTGCGACAGTGGCTTGAAGAGGAGCTTCGGTTCTTGGCGAGGGAGTTGAGCGAGACGACAGCACTTGAACTGCGCCCGGTGAATGCGGCACCGATACGGCCGCGCGACGGCATGATAATATATGCAGATGGAACAGACTTCAATCCTGGAGCTGGTGCAGGAGTTTACGCGAGGGTAGGTGGAGCCTGGGTCAAGCTTCATTAGAGGAAGAAATGGAAGCTTCTCTATATCGAGCCGAATTGTTGACTTCGAATGTGTTCGAGAGGCATTGGCCGAACATATCGGAGCAGCTCGATACGATCCCGCATGTATGGGAGAAGTGGTGGACGAAAGACTTCCTCCATTGTGCGCCACTTGCTGGAAGGTGTCAGGTCTGGGGGATTGGGGATGAGAAGCTTAGAATAATCGTCTATACACAGATAATCAATTATCCGGCGTCGAGTATATTTCAGATCTTTTTGGCTTTTGGGAATGATATTGAAAGATGTCTTCCAATTATGGACGCGTTGTTTGAGAAGGTGGCGAAGGATTCTGGATGTGGTTCGATTGAGGTCATTGGAAGACCAGGATGGGAACGGAAGCTTCAAGGGTTTACGAGAACCGCGGTGATTCTAACGCGGGCGGTTCAGCAACACGGAGTGCATTGAGATGGGTAGTAGTGGACAGCAACAGGCCCCGACGCAGACGACGCAGCAGATTCTTAGTCCGGAGCAACGAGAGCTAATGCAGCTCGCGATGCCGGGGATAAGAGAGTTCGCGGCTTCGACACCCCAACGTTATCAGAGTTCAGGCATTGCGGCGTTCGATCCTCTTCAGACACAAGGTCAAGAAAGTGTACTTGCGTCGGCTGGGACGACTGGAGACCTTGCACGGAGTGCCGCGGGGGCGAATCAGTTCTATACGGGAGGAGATATCTGGAACCCGTCTTCAAACCAGAATCTCCAAGGAGCTATCGATGCTAGCGTCCGTCCGATTTATGATAACCTTACTGAGCGAGCTTTGCCTGCGATACGTTCCGAGGCCACAAGTACGGGGAACTTTGGTTCGTCACGACAAGGTATTGCGGAGGGTATTGCGACTCGAGAGGCGTCACGTGCGGCTGGGGACACGGCTTCGAAATTAGCTCAAGGTCAGTATGAGACAAATGTCAATGCGCAGCTCAAAGCGATGGGGCTTTTACCTACCGTGCAGCAAGCTCAAACGGCCGAAGGCACTGCCATATCTGGCGTGGGCGACGTCCGTCAAGCCCGCGAGCAGGCGCTTCTTGGGGAGACGATCGGGAACTTCAACTACGACGAACTGGCCCCGTTTTTGCAGTCGAAGGAAATCATGTCCTTACTTGCCGGGCTACCTGGCGGGTCAACGGTTTCGACCGGAAGCGTACCACAAGCGAATAAGATAGGGCAGGCTCTAGGAGGGGCAGCGACAGGCGCGTCACTTGGAACGGCAATAATGCCAGGGATTGGAACTGGTATTGGCGCAGCAGGTGGCGCGCTGTTACCGTTTCTTTTTTAGTCAAGAAGAGGAGACTTCGTCATGGGTATATTCGACGGAATGCCGGGTGGTCTCGACGCTCTACTTACGATGTTCGGGCTCGCGCCCGCAGGCGCGTCAGGTATGGACGAGAGTGGGTTCATTCCGCAAGGAGGAGCCCCGATGGTTGACGAAACCGGCATGGTGCCGGGGCTTGGGGATTCGAGCGTGCCAATCCCACTTCCGCGGCCGCCGCAAGCTTCTGGTCCGATTGGACCGTCGACGCCGCCGGGTGTAGGGGCTCCACAAGGACCGATGCCATCAGGGACGCCGCAAGCAGGTGGGGATCGGCTCTTGGCAGCCCTCCGAGCTATTCAGGCCCCGAAACCTCCAGATGTCGTAAAGCCATCGACGCCAGCGGCGCCGACCCTTCGACCGATACAAAGCGGGCTCGGAGATCTCATGTCGATTATGGGTGGTCCAGGAAGCGGACAAGCAAGCCCAT